AGGTCAGCATCATGACAGGGTTGTCCCCGTCTACGGTGCATGAAATAAGGAAAGGGGCCATGCCGCGAGTGGACACCCTGGAACTGCTGGCAAGAGGCTTGAAGGTGAAATTTTATGACCTTCTTGAGACCGACTGCCTATAAAATTAAATAAGTGCTCGGAATTCCGAGCAAAGCGGAGGGAAAATCAAGGAGCTGCGTTATCCAATTAAAGACAAGAATATATTTATAAAGGAGGGCGCAGCTATGGTGTTTATAAGGGGTGTAATGGATACAGATATACGCAAATCTTTAATATTTTTATAGGAGAATCCACCTTAATACAAAGGAGAAAATCTTATGACATATCCAATAGACGAGGACAGGTTTGTCAACATATGTATGAAAGAAATAGGTGAGCATGATGAAGTCGACGAGAAGGTGGCACGGGCGGTTGTTGCTACTCTTAATTGGGTCAATTATAAATGGGGAGATGTCAGCAATCGGAAAAAAGCTGATACTAATAATAGTTAAAAAGTGTCGTTGATTGTAAAGATGTATTCAAGATAATTGTAAACGGTTAGTCACAAGTTAGTCACAAAATTTTTAAAAACAACGTAAAAACGTTGGTTTGGAGACACTACTTTGTAATTAATACTTATCCTCCCCTTTTTAAATCAGCTCCGGTGCCAGTGGCGTGCCGGGGCTGATTTTTTAAACACAGGGGCTTTGCCGGGGCGGAGATTTTTGATACTGCATATCTGATACATGTTTCCCACTGTCATGGTACATACTATCCCAGAGGTGATGAAAATGAAACAGGGAGAGCAGAAATCCACAAAAGAACTGGAAGAGCAGGCAAAGAATGTAGAGACTTTCAATCCCAGATGGCACGATGGCGAGTATCTGGGGCCTAACACACTGAGACAGAAAGCAGAAACTGAGGTTTATGGGAAAATGGAAGAGGAGCCGTAGGGCTTCTCTTTTTTGGGCTTTGGACTGTCAAAACCTGTTCAGCTTAATATACTGATAGTAAGACAAGTAACAGGAGGAAAGTGTGTATGCAGATAACGGATTATGTAAAGCCGGAGCTAATTGTGGTGGCTCTTGTGCTGTATTTTGTGGGCATGTGGATTAAGCAGAGTGAGGCGGTGAAGGACAGATATATCCCCTTAATCAACGGCGGCCTGGGAATTGTCATATGCGGGATTTATGTGCTTGCCACAAGTACATGCCGGTCTGGGCAGGAAATTTTCATGGCAATATTTACCGCCATAACCCAGGGAATCCTGCTGGCAGGGCTGAGCACGTATGTCAATCAAATCATAAAGCAGATAGGCAGGGAGGAATAGAAGGGGGAATCCATGGGGTATCACTGTTCTGAATCTGTTTTAAGATATGTGGACCTGCAATGAATGCGCTATGTCTGAATAAGATATTGTAAAAGGCTGCGGGTATTAATATGACAACAGAGCAGTATATTATCACATTTTTTGGGATTGATACAAAATATTACACAGACGACTTTGTGGGAAGATGCTGGGAAATGGCTGCGGACGAGGAGTACGGCTCCACAGGAGTCTATGTCACCGGGACAGTGACAACGCACAGCTTGATATGCGGTGAGATACGCGGCTGCCAACTGGGGAAAGTAGGGCATTGTGTCTCTGCTGTCAGGAACCCGGTGGAGGTGGCTGATAGCGGAACCTATAAGAAGTCGCTCATAAATGTTATAAACAGGACAAGAAGTTTGCTGGATAACCCAAATATGAGTATTATCATCAATGAGGTGGAATATTTTTATTTTTGTCAGATATAAACTGGGGGAGGCGTCAGATATTGTTTGAATCTGGAGCCCTCATCCGCGGATGGACAAGGTGTGGGAGGAGGAGGAGAGGTCAAAAAGCCTTAAAAAAGGGAGGAGCCGGTCAGGATTTCTCCTGCCGGCTGTATTATGAAAAAAAGTCTGATTAGCAATATCAACTTACAAGATATAGTATATGGGCTAAATATGAGCATCCTATGAGCATCCTGTAGCGAAAATATGAACGATTTGTAAGAAAATTGTGAATATCAGCCACAGGATATCAAAAAGGAACCTAATCGGTTCCTGTTATGATCTCTTTCATTTGCTGGGTTACGGGGCGATAACCGTCATTGCTGAAAAGACCGTTGAATATGCTGTCGCCCAAAGCCAATATAAGGAGAATAACCGCCAGGATGATGAGTGCCTTGGTGAAGAATTTCATTTTAATACCTCCTGTGGTGTGATTGATAGGTCAGTTTACTAGATAATATATCCTAATCATACTACATTATAAATCATGGGGCAATATTTTGGGGACACAAATAAAATGGTAAATAAAACAGCGGCAAATGAAATATGGATGGAGGAACCGTAAAAGGGAACCATAAAAAGGAATTATAAAAAGAAAACGGTTTGCATCCACATTCAATCCACCGGTTATCAACATACTTATCCACATTATCCACTGAAAACACAAGATAATCAGGATTGATATTGTGTTTATCTATATATAGTGGTATTATGGCTGTGGATAAGTGGCAGAGAGGAGTTTATTTATAAATATGAAGGGATTGGATATTTATAAGTAAGGTCATTCTGGAATTATCCACGACAAAGTGGATGGAAGTGACATAATTAAAAGATGAGAAATTGTAACGTAGTGTATTTGATTACGAGGTGGACGAAATGATGATATTATCATTAAAAATCAAGCTCCATGCGCCCTGGGTTCATTCATTGAAAGAAAAACGCATGGTTGTTAAAAGCCTGCTGTCTAAAATGCGGAACAAATTTAACGTGGCTGTGGCAGAGGTGGGAGAGCAGGATATACACCAGACCATTGTCATTGGTGTGGCTGCTATCGTACCGCATAGCGCCCAAGCCGACAGTGTGATGGAGGAGATACGGTATTTTATAGAAGAGAGTACGGAAGCTGAGATTACGGATATGGAAAGAGAGATATTTTAACCAGCATGATGGCAGTACCTATGAACGTATGGCCTGGGAACTGAGGGATGGTAGGTGGATAGGAACGGAATCTGGAACGGGGAAGAGAATGATAGTAATTGAAAAACTGCTTGCAGAGAAGGGATTAGGCCAATCGGTTTAGTCCCTTTTTGAGCAATTGTATTCAGAATAATAAAAAATGTGCCAAGACCCTGTAAAAACAAAGGTTCCGGCACAAATATCCAGTGGAGACAACAGGACTCGAACATTTGTTTCTATTAAAAAGTACGTAAATACGTTGTTTTTGGACATATTGAAATTAGCTGTCTTCAAATTTGTCTTCAAAAATAAGTGAGGAAAGGAGTAGACAACACTGTATCTAAAATTTGTAAATATCATATCCGAATTTGGTATTTACCATCAAATATTTGGACATCTAAATAAGTCCATGAGTATGTAGCAGCATCGCATATTCACGGGCTTATTTTAGTGCGCCAAAAACTAATTAAACGCCCATGTACAGCACTCGTATATGAACCTAAGAAAACGGAACACACAACGCATTTAAACCCGTTCTCGTCCATTCTGGTGCGTTACAGGGGCATTGTAGGAGCACGATTTGAAATGGTAGTTTCATATGATATCGAAAATTAAAAATGGAGGTAATTGTATGTACGGAAAGGTAACAAAGTATTTTAGCGACAAGGGGTATGGATTCATACGTGGTGAGGATGGCAATACATATTTCATACACAAGTCAAATCTGTATGGAGAACATATTGAATGTGGGTACTATGTGCACTTTAAAGTGTTCATCAATGGCAGGAGCGATTATAATGCGAAATCTGTAATAGTTATCGAAGCTCCGGAAAGGAAGGTAAGGAATGGCAAGAAGCATAAGTAACATGGACCAACTGGCCTCTGCCCTGGCTCCGGTTATGCAGAGTATGGTTAATCAGATGGCAGACAAGGTATATGAGACACTGAACTTTTATTTACAGGACTACTATACAGGCTGGACACCATCGAGCTATCGGAGAACAAGAGATTTTCTATATTCGGCAGTGAAAACAGAAGCAAGGATGCAAGGGAATAAGTATGTGGCTTACATCTATATTGACTATGACGCTATGGATAATTATGTAAATGCTACAGGGTTCCAAGTGGCTACCTGGGCGAATGAGGGATTGCATGGTGGATTATCAGTAAGCCATAAGCCCCATGTGTGGAATGATACCATGAAGCATACAGTTGATAATGGTTCGTTGCTTAAAGAGGCGATTCAATATATGAAGGCCAAAGGATTAAATGTAAAAGGATAATATTGGGAGGAAATTACATATGGAATTAAAAGACAGAGTAGTGGTTATTGATGAAAAGAATATGGCAGGACTATCATGCCTTTATGGAGAAATGAATATTGATGAGCTGGGGCAGATTGTAAATAAGCACTTAAGTGTATGCTTGGATGAAATCAAGGAGGATATAGCTATGGCTAATAGAATACCGCATTGCAGCGAGTGTGAATATTTGAAATGTGTTGACTTTATGTATAAGAATTACTACTGTGACCATGAGGACAGAGAAAATGATATGGGATATGTTGGCGTGGATAATCCACCAAAGACAAGTCCTGTATGGTGTCCAAAGAGATCAAAATTAAACATTAAGGGAGGATTGAACAATGGCAGGTAAAGAAGATATTGTAACGAGGATTGCGCATAAATCCGGGCTGACGAAGAAAGCAACCTATAAACTTATGGAAGCTTTTAAGGATGTATTGACGGAGACATTGTTGGATGGAGAACGGTTTCACATCCATGGATTATTAACATTGAAGCCAGAGTATAAGGAAGAGTGTATAAGATATAATCCAAAGACACGGGAGAAAGTAGTAGTCCCACCACATATAAAGGTGAAAATGGTTATAGGGTCGGAATTGGAAAGAGCGTTATTTGATGTGGAAGATAACCAAGAGGATTAACTTTACTATGATTAAGCTATTCCTAACTGGCTGGAAGTAAAATAAAACCAGTATCAGAAGTTCAAGAATAAATCTATCGCGTAATTCTACGCAAGATTTCACAGAAAAAATCAATAAGTATATATGTGGTATTTACAAGACTAAAACCCAATTGGGGGTGAGTTGGTAAACTAAATTTCGTTCCCCCAAATTGTGGAGTGATTCTATAAACTGGGTTCATTCCATATTTGACAAAATTCCAATACTATTGAAATAGATTTGGTCCGTCAATTCTGACGAATCAAACTTACCATAGATATGCTAAATTTAGCATACCTTTAAATGGTTTGCATCGGTTTTGACGGCTCCAAAATGGGGGGAAGAGGTAAAAGGGTAGGGGAGATAACTAATATATCTGTGTTATTACCCCTACCCTTTTACCCCTAACGTTGTCAAGCGCTAATTTAAAGGCAGTATGAGAAATCGTGCTGTCTTATTTAATGCAAAGAAATAAGGAGATTTACAGAAGTGGAAGAAACCAAAATATGTAATAAATGCAATAGAGAACTGCCAATAGATAAATTCAGACTGGTAAAGGGACAATTCCATAACCCATATTATTTAGGTCAGTGTAAAGAATGTGAGTATAAGAACCAACGTAAACATTTAGAGGAAAGGAATAGAATTACATTTTCTGACCACTTGGAATTACTGATAGATTTTCAATATAAGAAAATTAAACCAGAAAGAATTCTTGACTTGTCCAAGACTAAAATAATCCCAATTGGAACAGATGAAATATTCGTGAAGCTCATGGACTATAAAAATGCATGGCTATCCAATTATGGCAGGATAATTGGATATTCAGACGGTCAATATAGCCTCAAGCTTGGAAGTCATGATAAGAATGGAAATCTGTTTTACTGTCTTATGAAAGATGAGTATTCAAACGGGGGATGGAAATATAGTAAAAGCTACCTATATGCAGCAAAAGCTGTTATCGATGAATTTATAGTAAACCCTGACAAGAGCAACAATGTGTATATATGGCATAGTGGCTTAAATAGAGAAGATAATTATTATAGGAACCTCTATCCTCTGAATAGGGAACAGTATAGGGTTGTTAAAAGTCACTTCCTTAAAACTGGAAATGATTCAGAAAACTTTATCCGAAGTGTCATAAACGAAGTGAAATTTAAACCCGATGATTGGAGTAAAAAAGCTATGCGGCCTGTTATGTGCAAGGTCGGATATCGTGGGAGTGAAGATGTTAACTGCAAATCAGAAACATATTTACGTTGGCATGATATGATGAACCGATGTTACAACGAAAAATTTCACGCAAGACAACCTCAATATAAAAATTGTACTGTATGTGAGGAATGGCACAACTTCTGCAATTATAGACTATGGTATGAAGGGAATAAATACGGAGATGAACCGTTGGATCTGGATAAGGATATCCTTTTTAAAGGTAATACGATCTATAGTCCGGAGACTTGTGTATTAGTTCCTCATATAATCAATACACTATTTTTGAATGGCAAAAGCAATCGTGGTGAATGTCCTATAGGCGTTTTTCTGGATAGCGATAAAAGAAAATATCGTGCTTGTGTAGCGTTTGGGGGTATGAGTGTAAAACTTGGAACTTTTGATACGGCTGATGCAGCGTTTGCGAGGTATAAAGAATACAAAGAGGATTTGATTAAGGACATGGCAGAGCAATATAAGGGTATGATACCACATAAGGTATATGAGGCTATGATGAATTGGAAGATTGAGGTTACGGATTGATTAATAGGCATATCGGATAGTGATTATCTGGTATGCCTTTATTTTTGTTTGAAATATTAATCTACAGAAGGTATACTTTAAAAGAGAGAGCAGGATGATGGAGGTATATAGTATGCCTAAAAAGAATACAGGTTTAGAATATGAAAAGATGGCGCAAATAGTATTTCAGCAAATTGTGAATTCTGATCTAAAAGTTTTTCAGAATATCGAAGTAAAACATGATATTGATATAAAAGGAAAAACCGCTATGCACCAAATAGATGTTTATTGGGAATTTGAAATGGGTGGAATCATATATAGAAATATAGTTCAAGCAAAAGATTGGAAATCAAAAGTGCCACTAAAAGAAATGCTGGCATTTAAAGCTATACTTGATGATCTGCCTGCCGGGACAGCTGGAATATATGTATGCAAAAGTGGATATCAAAGTGGTGCAGTAGATTATGCTAAAATGCATGGCATTAATATTTATGAATTACGTGAACCAAAAGATGAGGACTGGAAAGGACGTTTAAAAACAATTGTTCTGCATATAACAATGGAATTACCTATTTATAATAACATTCACATTGTAATGGATGAACAGTGGATAGATGTCAATCTTCCTGAAATAAACAAAGAGGATTTGAAAATAGGTGTTTACAAAGGCGAACTAAACTTTCAACTTTTTAATCGTGATTTTGAGAAAATTCCAATGGACAAGTTTTTGTATAATAGAGCTAGAGGAAAAGGAATAGAGAAGGAAGAACGAGTTGCTATTGATTTTGAGAAAACAGGTGAACCATTTTATATAAAGACAGGACATATAAATCAATATATAAAATTGAGTGGAATATATTTTGATTTTAGAATATCTAAATCTACAGAGACGCTTACAATTGATGCTACTGACGTGGTGGGTATGATATTGAAAGATATTATATCTGGAGACAGAAGGACATTTGATACACATATGGTCTTGCGATAGGTATTCCAAAAAAATATTGGAGTTGTAAGTATAGTATACAGATAATATATCAAAGTGGCAGCAGATAATTTAGGTGTAAATGTTATACCGGATTATATTTATGATATATTGCTGAAGGTGAAAGTGGAACCGTATTAACCAGAATATTTTTTCTATTGTCTAAGCAAAGATTATCGGTTAATATATACTTATTAATTATTCTAGGGGGAAGAAGATGAGGAAAAGCTACATATCATTAGTAGGACTTATTAGCATTATGCTTGCAGGATGTGGTAATTCAAATGACCTGATGTCACAGAATGAAACATTGAAAGCCCAAGTGGAAAGTTTATCATATGAAAAAGAAAGCATGTCATCTGCTATTGAGTCGTTATCCATAGAACTCGATTCTGAAAAAGAGAAGTTAAAAACATTACAAGCCTCAATAGAAGAATCAAAAGCAGAGGTGGAGATACGACAAGAGGATGTAACTGTTAGTGTGACAGATAAAAATACCAGTACTGGGAAATATGGTCAAATGTACTGCACAACGGTATTTGAAGTAACAAATAATACAGAGAAGGACATACAGGGTGTTGAGGGAGATTTAAAAATAAATGATTTATTTGGTAAAGAGATACTGACACTTGGATGTGACTTTACTGGAAAAACTATACCATCTGGCGAAAAAGTGGTTTTTGATGATATGACATATGATGTAAATAAGTTTATAAACATTGACATGCAATATTATAATACAGATTATAAGGATTTAAAGTTTGAATATACTGTCACCCAAATTGTATTTACAGATGGAAGTGTCAAAAAGTAGTGTAAAATTTTTAGTATATCGGATAGTGATTCACCTTTATGCTGGTTTTATTTTTGATTACAAAATAACATATTAACTATACTCTGAGGAGATAAAAATTTGCTGCTTTTTCATGATGCAGGTGTAAGTGTGGAAGGAGTGCCAGGACACAAAACACTGTGTTTCTATTTAACTGGTTGTTTAAATCATTGTAAGAATTGTCATTATCCAGAATTACGTGATTCCAAGTATGGGGAATGTCTGAAGGATAAGTTTTATCATATTGTTGAACTTTATATAGATTATATATCTTGTGTTGCATTTATGGGTGAGGGGACAATACAAGATAGAGATGAACTTATCTCATATGCCAAGTACGTACAAGATAGAGGTTTAAAGAATTGTTTGTATTGTGGGCGTAATGTAAGGATAGAAGAGTGGATGAGTGTTTTTGATTATATTAAGACAGGTGCCTATATAGAAAAAGCAGGTCCTTTAACTAAATCGGGAACAAATCAAAGGATGTTCTACAAAGATGGTAGTTCATATGTTGACATAACTTATAGATTTTGGAATGCTTAAAGAGACAGAAGAATTAGGGATTAGGCTACGGCTTAGTCCCTTTTTTCTCATTGCTTATATCAATTAAAGGAATCTGGAGCAAAGGTTCCTTTATTTTTTTGCCATTTTCATCTATAGTGGAATAAGGACAGGTACTTTTTAATTTTGCATGTAAAGTATACCCCCTCTATAAACACATAAAAGGATTTAATTAGAAGATTGTATGCTATATTTCTGATAAATAATATAGAAAGTGATATAAAAGTGCGATATAATGTAAAAATAAATGTTTGGAGGGATAAAATCATATGTCAGATATAATGGTTAGGTTTTTGAATGAAAGCTATACTTTTCCAGAAGAATTAAAACAATATGTTATTTATTGTAATGAATTTGAAAAAATTAATAATAGATTACAAAAAGAGCTTATTTGTACGATGAAGAAGAAGCCTTATGATCAGGGTGGATCTGATGCGATGGGTGATATTGAGAGCAGATTAAAAGAAGCGATGATATGTGAAGGAAAGAAAGTTATTACTATGTTGTCCCAAAATGGTATTTTTGATGTGACAGAGACCGACATTATTAATTCTAACAAAGGCTTTATTCATTATGAGGAAACATATAAGGCAATGATGGATGGAGCCAAACAGATCTTAATTGAACATATGCAATCATATCTTAGTGGGTTTGAGGATGCCCAAACTTCAGCATATTCTCAGGTTACAGGTGCTGGTATTTCCATCTGGTCTAATAGCATACTTGCGCATGCTACATTAGCCGCTTATGAAGCGAGCACTGTGAAAAGGCAGTGTGCAAAGGCTGATAAAGATTATGAGATGGCTATGGAAGATTTGAGTAGAAGAACAGAGTCGGAAGAAGAAAGAAAATATACTGAACTGTTTGCAACAAAAGTTTATCCGGAAATAGCAGCGTCATTTGGGATGTATGTTAGTGAACTTATGACATATTATTTGAAAAAATTACAAACACATTCTATGTATGATTATTCAAAAGTAGTTTCATATGATATGAAGCGTTCTTCTGAATTACTCAATAATATACTATTAGTAGATGATAAAAAACCTGTTTTAATAGAGGCATTTAAGTGTTGCCCATATAATCCAGATATATATGCAAAAGTTCTTGAAGTGGGATTATGTGATATAGATACATTCAAAACAGCAAAGGAGTTTTATCAAGATAGCGTACTTATTGAAGTGTTAGAAGATTATTGTAAGAAAAGTTTACATAGTGATACTATATCAAATGCCATTAAAATATTAGCAGACTACAAAAGATGCAGTGAAATAGATATTTTATATTCTTTATATAGTAATGAACTGGAAATAATAAAAAAGAACTATTCAATAGCAAAAGTTTTGACATACAACATGAAAGAATTAGATAAATGGATTCGAGATAATATAAACCAGAATATGGATACTATCATTAATACTAGTATTGATGATGTTGAAAACAAGGTTACCTGCTTCATGGATTCGTTTGTAAATGAAAAGCAGTTTATAAAATTTGCTGATATGAATTTGCTCTCAATTGATGATGTAAGGTTAACGAATAGTAGTGAGGCAGAAATAAGTAAAATTAATCTCGAAATAAAAAGATGTATTATTTCCTCTGTATTATCATATATAGAAAAAGCGAGAGGATTAAGGAAACAATGTGATGCCGCTTATGCTGTATTTAATAGCGAGATTAAGAAGCGAAATGAAGCTATTGTGGAAAAGTATAATGAATTAAAATCCGTAGGTGTATTTGCGTTGTCAAAAAAGAAAGAGCTAAAAGCTATTATTTTTGATATGGAATCTGAATTGTCTAAATATAGGGTAGAAAATGAACCGAAAGATTTAGAAAAGGCATATTATAGGATGTATAGTTAACTATAATAATGGGGCCAGTATTGTAAAATTTATAGAATAATGTATTCTGTTTTCATGCTCTTATGGCTTTTGGGCTGTTAATCATTGCTTACCTTTATTTTTAATAATCGTAAGTAACGTTTTTCTTTAAAGTCCTGGAAACAGGCATAGAAAAACCACCCTTGTATACTTGGCTAGTTGAGAGGGTGGAGTTTCTGTTTTTTTCTGAGGTCCAATCCCTTTGTGGGTGGTTGTCTCTTTTATGTCTATAAGATGGATGTAATAGTTAGTCATAAGAAAGTAGGAAGATGATTGCTTTATTGAGGTTGAATGTGCTTTAGAAATTACCAATTTTACCTTGCATTTTATATAATATAGTTAAGTCATTGAAAAAATCATCATTAAGCTTATACTGTTTGAGTACTCCTACAGGTCGCATACCTTTATCTAAATCATTTACTAATGAAGGAGAGATCCAATATTTATCCAAATCAAGAGTTGAAAGCTCACCGTAGTAATTAGAAGATAACATAAAGTTTGAATTAGAATATATGTTTGTTTGAAAGTAATATTTTTCACAATCTATCAGTGTTTTATTGCCATTATGAATAAAAGTTAGTAAAGTGTCTTTATCATCGGGCGAAAGACTATCGATATATTTATTTATAGCATTGATAGTATCCTTATTTTGCTGTTCTTTAGTAAGCTGCGTATATCTTCTTCTATAGAACCTGATAAACATATTATGTGTGATTATGCCAATTTTTTTAACACATAGAACGATTAAAAAATAAATGCAAAAGGCTAAAACCATTAAAGGTGTTTTACCTAATTTGAGTAACGCCCAATGATTATCTGGGATATATAATATCGTTACAATAGCTCCAGCTATAGAAATTACAGATGATACCATGTACTTTTCAATAAATGGTTTAAGAATATCTGCAAGTTTATCCATGTATTTACATCACTCCTTCAATTTGTGTGAATTATAATAGATTGAATTTATAATTGTCTTCAATTGTCTTCAAAATTCAAAGTAGTATAATAAAAAATGTGCCAAGACCCTGTAAAAACAAAGGTTCCGGCACAAATATCC